AGAATGCCCCTCCTGAAATCATGGAGAAGAGAGAAGCTGAATGGGAATGGGTTAGAAAGTCAGTTCTGAGATCCCGAAATGCTGTTCAAGCTCTCTTTTCAGGATTAGGGACCGGCTTAGATACTCCTGCAACAAAAGGGACTGCTTATGGACTTTTCCAAGCAGTTGCTGAGTGGGAAAACTATCGACCAACTTCTAATGAGGATTCTCGAGGAGCTAATATCTTATTTGGTGATCGGGGGAGACAGATTGAACGGGCTTATTCTATTCTCGAGAAGGGAGGGATTAGATGAATATTTCTCTTGTTAACGGAGGGACTTCTCTACAAATTGATCTTCATGATCTTTTTCGGGATCTGTCCGAGGAATCTCTTGAAGAACTAGCATCTATATATGCCTGGGAATCTGCTGCATGGAAAGCTATTATCCAAGAAGTTCGATCAGAATTTGCAGCTCGAGCATTTAACTCAGATCTCTACTATCTAAGACGAGCTTTCTTTGGGATGCCTCTTGATGAAGATGAAGAATCCCTAACTTCTGAAGAAGAATCTCAGATCATGAAAATTATGTCTCAAACATTCTCAAGCCTCTTAGAAGAGGTATCTTACCGAGTAGTCGAAGGAGACAAGTATCGTCGAGCATACTATTCTATTAGTGAATATATTCAAGAACATTTTGGCCATGATGCAGCCTACAATTTCAGAAAATTTGTTGTTGACCTTCCTGAGGTAGATAGTCTCCAAGTATCCCGAAGTGTAAGTGCCGATATCTCAAAGATGACTCAAGATACTATTGAGGAATGGAGCCAGACTCTAATCCAAATTATGAAACGAGCTTCTGATGCTACTCCTCAAAAATAACTCTTTTACGGTAGATTCTCGGTTACTCTTACCACGAGATATTCATACTATTAAGAATCTTCTAGGAGGGAGATTGGTAGGGAATTTTTGGTCTCTCCCTAAGAGATATAGTGTTTTACAAGAACTTCAACGACACCCTCTATCAATACCTTGGAGTCCTGAAGTCCAAGAGTGGTATGATCAAATTTCTCAAAATCAAGATTTCCCTGATCAAGCATCACAGCATCCGTCTTGGAATACTCTTCTTGAGTATCAAAAAGATGCTGTAACCTTTCTAACCAAGACCTCAGGACTTCTTGCACTAGACCCAGGACTTGGAAAGTCTGCTGTTTCTGTCGTAGCATCAGAACTGATTGAAGCAAAGAAAGTCTTGGTTGTATCACCTCTATCTCTTCTCTATACCTGGGAACGAGAATATCAAAAGTGGTCAAGAAATCAGCTCCCAACTCTATGCTATCGAGATAAATCTCTTACTCCTCTTGAAGAAGGATGGACAATTGTTAATTATGATCTTCTAGCAAGATCTCCTCATCTATTTTGGTCGAAATGGGATGTTATTATTCTTGATGAATCTGTAATGGTTAAGAACCGAAAGACTCGTAGATTTAAGCAACTCAAAACAATTGTATCTCGAGCCGAAAGAGTCTGGGAACTTTCAGGGTCCCCTGTAACGAAAGCTGTAGATGATCTTTGGAGTCAATTCCACCTTCTCTTTCCTCGAGACTATACAAGTTATTGGAGATTTGCCCAAGCCTACTGTATTATTGAGGATACTCCCTGGGGTAAGAATATCGTAAGTTCTAAACCCTATAGCTTTCCTGAAGAATTTCAAGATATCATGATGGTAAAGAGCCAACGAGATGTTCTTGATCTCCCAGAAACTCTCTACGAAACGATTGATATTGATCTATTACCTCCTCAAGAAAAGATGTATCGAGATATTCTCAAGAAGTTTCTTATTGAACTATCTTCCGGAGAAATCCTCCCCATTCAGTCTAAAGTTGCTCAATTGACTAGGCTTCTTCAAGTTAGTTCTTCAACGATTAATATTGATCCAGGAACTAATATTTCAGCAAAGCATCAGACTCTACTAGAACTCTTAGAAATTCAATATATTCAAAAGCCAGGGATCTTCTGGGTCTATTGGAAAGCATCAGCAGGTGCTCTCTATCACTTACTCTTGAATAAAGGATACTCAGTTCAACTTATTACAGGGGATACACCTCAAGAAGATAGGGATAAGTTTCTTCAACAATATAAGAAGGGAAAGATTGACTATATTATTCTATCTTTAGCAGTTGGGAAATATGGCTTGACTCTAACAAATACAAAGACTGTAGTATACGTAGATAAGACTTTTTCAATGGATGACTATATCCAATCTCTTCATAGAGTTAAGAGACTAGGATTAGACCATACAGTTCTAGTAGTATCTCTTCATGCAAGACATACAGTTGATTCTCTTGTTGAGGAAAATCTTGCGGGAAAATCTTTTGATCTTGCTCGAATTTCCAATGCTGATTTAGTTGAGTTATTAAGGAGCCTAGGAAGATGAGAAAATTGCTTGCTTTAGACCCTGGAGTGACGACAGGGTTTAGCATATTTAGTTGGGAAGTTCGATATACTTACAAGGCAGTTTTTCCTCTGGACTGGGGGAATTTATCAATTGAAGATCTTCTCCCTAAAATTGCATCACTACTAGAACAAGATTGCTATCATGTAATTTATGAGAATATCCCTCTCATTGGGGTTGGGAATCTAGGAGATTCTCTCCGAAAAGTCATGGGAATTATTCATACTCTAGCCCCTAAAGCAACAGTAACTAATCCAGGAGTCTGGAAAACGTTCCCCTCTCTAGAAAACCTTCCTACCCCAGAAGTAGAGAAGACAACTCTTCATCAGAAGGATGCATACTATATAGGGCTATGGTATATTATTACTCAACCTCCTAAGAATTCAAAGATTAGTTTATCTTTTTCGAATTTCCAATTATAATATAAGAAGGGATGATCAATGTTATCAATAGGTGTAACTGACTTACAGTATTTTTCAGGGTGTCGTCGTAAGTGGTGGTTAGAGAAGAATTGGAAACCTCCCAAGCCTTCAGCCCCCTACTGGTTTGGGACTGCTGTTCATGAAGGTCTAGAGATCTACTACAAGACTTTAGATCAAGATAAAGCAATCGAAGCAGCAGACTCCCTTATGAAAGATAGTTTGAATGACATTTCAGATGAATTTCCTGAAATCTGGGATCAAGTTTACGGAGAATTCGAAGATCTCTATGGACTGGTTCATGCAGTTCTTCAAAACTATTTTATTCGGGAAGAATCTGAATCTCTAATAGATCTATATGGAGAAGTTAGATCTGTAGAAGAAAAGATTCGAATTCCTCTATTCAAAGATCCTAAACTAGGACCCGTTTCTCTAGCAGGGAAGATTGATCTTGTTCTAGAAGATTCTAGAGGGTCTTGGATTGTTGATCATAAGACATCAGCATCCCCAATGGATTTTGGAGGTCTTGATGTTGATGAGCAACTGACAGGATACTCTTTTCTATTCTATAGACAAACTCAGACTCTTCCCCAAGGAGTTATCTACAATGTTCTAGTCAAAGATCTCCCCAACCCCCCAAAGATTCTGAAAGATGGATCTCTCTCCAAAGATATCTCTCAAAAGACTACATATAGTTTATTTCTTAGAGAGCTAGAAGAAAGAGGGATCGATCCTTCTGAAGAAGAATATAATAAAGTTCTTTCAGTTCTTGAAAGTAAGGGATGGAGCAGATTCTTTCAACGAGAGGGAAGTACTAGAAATCTAACAGAAGTTCAAGGATTCTTTACTCGAACGTTACGAAAAGCTCAAGATATCGTAGGGATTATGAAAGACCCGATGAAGAATGCATATCCGAATCCCTCGAACTATACATGTAATTACTGCCCCTTCTTGGGAGTATGTAAGAGTATGGAAGATGGAGGTGACTGGGAAAGAGTTTTAGAAGCTCGGTTTATTCCGAATGTTCGATAAGTTCTAATATGTTGCTAAGGTTCTCTTAACCTATCGCTAATGTTCATATTTTATAATAAGATATGAAAGTTAATTTACTTCTTAAAGGAGGATTACTCAATGAAGAAGTCAGACAAAATAGTCAAACCTGAGACTAACCGTTTTCTTAAAGCTCTAATCTTCAGCCCTGCTGGGCATGGGAAGACCAGGTTACTAGGATCTGCTAATGATGATCCTAGAACTTCCCCAATTTTACTCCTGGACTATGAAGGAGGGACATCATCACTTGTAGGTTCAGATGTTGATATATTCCCAATTCGATCCTGGGAAGATTATAATGAGGCCTATCGTATCCTTTCTGATCCAGAGACTCCCTATAAATCAGTAGGGCTGGACTCTGTTTCAGAGACTCATATTATGTCTCTTATGTCTCAATTGGATGGTAGTACTAGAACTCGAAAAATCCCCGATCTGTTAGAACAGGGAGACTATGGTATTGCTCTTGTTCAAATGAGACGATTACTTAGAGCATTTCGAGATTTACCAATGCATGTCTTTGCTTCGAGTTTAGCAAAAGATGATGTAGACCCTCGAGAGGGGACAGTTAAAAAACCGGCTCTTGCGGGGGCAATGGCTGATGAAGCACCGGGTATCTTTGACTTGGTTGGGTATCTTGCAACTACTGATGTCACAAATGAATCTGGAGATACAGAAACTCGTCGAGTTCTTATTATGCAAGGATATCCGAAGCTTCGAACGAAAGTTCGAGTCCCTCAGACTATTGATGCACCTAACGAGATTTGGGATCCTTCAGTATCCCTTATTTTAGACTCACTAGGATTCCCTCCTGCTGAGTAACCTTATTTAGCCAGAAGAAGGAGTATTCAAAATGGCACAATTTACATTAGATTTTTCAAGTGTTGAGGAGTTTGATCCCCTTCCTGCGGGAGAATTCCCAGTAATCATCGATCATGTCGAGTTGAAAACTGGGAAGGATTCTGGGAAGCCTTATTTAAACTGGGATCTCATTGTATCCGATGGTGATTTTTCAGGACGCCATCTATTTATGGCAAGTGGCTTGGGAGATAAAGCCCTTTGGAGACTCAAGCAAATCTTCGAAAATCTAGGTGTCCTAGAAGAAGAGATGGTTCTCGAAGTTGATGATGATTCAGGGTATGTTATTACTCCTGAACTTTCGGGACTGCCTGGAGTTGCTGTAGTTAAGAATGAAATGTATCAAAATCGAGTCCAAAATCGAGTTGATGATATCCTTTCTCCTTATGGAAGTGAGGTTGAAGTTCTTCCTCCTCCTGTTCAAGCTCCTGCGGCGAAGTCTAGTCCTTCTAGACCTCAAGGAGTCACTCCTCGTCAACCTGCAACAACCAAGCCAAAATTGAATTTGAAATAGTACTGTTGGAGAGCTAGAAGTAGCTCTCCTTTAATTCCCAAGTTCGAAAACCTCCTTGGGAAAATAAATTAAAACTAGGAGTTAAAATGTCAGAAAAGTTTGAACCTAAAGTCTTAGGGAAGCAGACTAGAGCTCCCAATGATGTTCTAGATACATTCCCAGCACCTTCTAAAGTTAAGATAGTGACTCTGGAAGGGACCGAATTTACGTCTCTCTGCCCTGTAACTGGGCAGCCTGATTTCCAAAAGATTACGATTCAGTATATCCCTCGTAAAAAATGCTTAGAATCAAAAAGCCTAAAGTTGTATTTATGGACATTTCGTGAACGAGGAGTTTTCTGTGAAGCTCTATCACAAGAAATTGCAGAACATATTCAAGCAGCTATTGAAGCTGATTCAGTAGTTGTAACTATTGAACAGAACCCTCGTGGAGGGATTGGGATTACTGCTACAACAACTCTTTTAGGAGAAAACTCATGAAATCAATAGGTAAGCTTGATGGTTGGATATACTTCGTGCTGTTTATTGGGACGATCTTTTTAGCAAACTACTTGATCTCTCATGTTGGTGTTCAATTTGGTCCTAATGAACCTCACCTTATTCCCGTAGGCTTTGGTCTAATGGCTCCTTCAGGAGTTCTAGCTGTAGGGATTGGGTTTACCCTACGAGATCTTGTTCAAAAAAGACTCGGAGTAAAGTTCTCAGCAATTGCTGTAGTAATTGGGGCAGGAGTCTCAGCTTTCTTATCTCCTGCTCTTGCTCTTGCAAGTGGAGTAGCTTTTCTTCTATCCGAAGGTCTTGATCTTATGGTATATACCCCTCTCAGAAAAAAGAATCTATACATGGCAGTAATAGGATCAAATATTGTAGGCTTAATAGTTGATTCAATTGTGTTCTTAGCTATAGCTTTTGGAGCTTCAGGACTAGACTTCTTATGGGGCCAGGTTGTAGGGAAAATGTATATGACTATTGCATTCTTACCTATAATTGCTCTAATTGACTATTTGGATAAGAAGAAAGAACTAAAAGTTCGAGGATACATTCATGGGTAAAAATCTAATTCTTCTCTCAGGAGGATTAGATAGTATGGTACTGGCAACGAAAGTTGCCAGTCTGTTTCCTCCAACAGATATCCTAGCGATCTCTATGTCTTATGGTCAGAGGCATTCTCAAAAAGAACTTCATGCTGCTCAATGGATCAGTGCTGATCTAGGGATTGATTTTGAAAGTATCATTCTACCTGAGATTATCTTTAGAAGGTCAACATCAACTCTAATTGATCCCTCTCAGAAGATGCCCCAAATGACCTATCAAGAAATTCAAGAAACTCAGGGAGTATCTCCCACTTATGTACCCTTTCGAAATGGTATTTTTCTCTCCATTGCAACAGCAATAGCACTTACTCGAGGGATTGAGAATGTCTATATTGCAACTCATGCAGAAGATTCTCAAAATTGGGCATATCCTGATTGTACACCAGAATTCAATGGATCTATGGCCAGTGCCATTTATATTGGTACTTATATGAGGACAAGAGTTCTAACTCCCTTTCAATGGATGATGAAGTCAGATATCGTTCGATTAGGCCTTGAACTTTCAGCTCCCTTTCACCTATCCTGGAGTTGCTATGAGGGAAGAGAGAAGGCCTGTGGGAAGTGCCCAACTTGTGTTGAACGATTAGAAGCTTTTCGATTAAATAATGCTATAGACCCTATTACATATGAAGAAGGGAACTAATATGTCTCAAGAAAATGATAAGTTCTTAGAAATGTATAAAAAAGCCCTCCAGGATGCTCAACAAATCGTTGAAGATCATTCTAACGATGGAGAGAACGAAGTTTTCTCAATTGATCAGATGTATCCTCATGGTATCCAAGATATCTTATTTATGATCTATCATAAAGTTACTAGAATTCTAGGATATCATAAGAAAGGGAATCATCTCAAGGTTGTTGACGAACTTCAGGATGTTATTAACTATGCAGGGTTTGGCCTTGCTTGGTATCTCCTTAAGGGAAGTCCTAAAGAGTAGGTGATAGATGACTAAATTCTCAATCCCCTGGTCGTTTACTAAAATCTTTCGAATCCTCTCAGTTGTTTCTACTGAACCCTTCTCTACCTCTTTTAGAGAATCCGTTACAGAGTATCCTCGAGTTCGATTCGTTCATCTAACCGAGAAATTCTTTCAACACTATGGGTGCTTTCTTCACTGTGCTGCATGTTGTTCTGATGTTTCTCTGGACTATATCCCCGAAGAAGATCCCGGAGAAAAGTTTCAGGGAGTCCCTCGACAAGAACTTTCTATTGGATTACCCTGGGGAGCATTCCCTCTAATTTCCTATCGTCCAGAAGGTCAGTATATTACTCAAAATCAACCAGATATTTCTGCTTGTGGCTTTGTTAATCCTGTTGATGGGAGCTGTTCTAGACACTCTAGTCGACCTTTGTCTTGTCAAGTAGAACTAATCAAGTTTTCTCATCTAAAAGATAAGGGGTATATCCATAAAAGACCTTATGGGAGGGGGTGGAACCTTACACCTCTAAATGGGATTAGAGGAGATATTCTATGTACCTTTAGTAACGAAATGACTCTAGAAGCATGGGATCAACTTAAGGATAATGATATCCCAACTCTTGAAAGGGTTCAAGCTTGGGCGAATCATTTTAGGATCCCAACTCACCTACCCCAATTTATTGATCATCTCTATCAAGTTCTCGAAACAAGGGAGATCAAAACACTACTAATATCAAATGAATAAAGGAACTTTATGAAAACATTACTTATTCCCCCCATCCCTCACTTAGACTTAGCTAGTGATCGGGAGTTTCACCTAACTTTAGCTCATCTCTACAAACACCCTCAATATTCTGAATTTTATCTTCAGGAAGCTCAAAAAGGGAAATATATCATCTTAGATAATTCTGCTCATGAATTTCAGGTTGGGGAGAGTGCCGAAAACTTACTAAGACTTGCTCTTGAAGTCCAGGCATCTGAAATAGTTCTTCCTGATCATCTTTTCGATGGGTTCGATACCATCGTTCGAACTAAGTCTGCTCTAGAGTATATTGGTACTCATCCTACAGATAGAACTTTTCAGTATATGATTGTTCCTCAAGGTCAATCTTTTGAAGAATACTCCTGGTGTCTATCAGCTCTTGTTGATGTTTATTTTGAAGCTCAAGTTTCATATGGAGAAATATTCCCTCACCCTCCTGTTCTAGGAGTTTCTAAAGACTATGAGATGTGGGAGGGAGGCCTTCTCCGAATTCTCGATGAGTTAGTTCTCCCTTGTAGTAATACTGAAATGCCTGTTCATATGCTCGGTTGGGGGAGAAAACTGTGGGATCTAGGAGTTATTGCTCAGAAATACTCCCATCTTCTTCGATCAGTTGATTCAGCAAAGCCGATTGTATATGGTCTTAATAATATTCGACTATATCCTGGTGAATATATTCCAAAATATCCCACAAGATCTCAATCTTATTTCTTTGATGAGATCTCAGAAGAAGGCCTTTCAGCAATTCAACATAATATTGAGATATTTGATATTCTTGTAGGATCAACTTCTCAAAATGATCACGATTTATCGAGTTGAAGGGTATCCAAATGATTGGTATTCTAAACCCTTCCTTTATAGAAGTACTCTTGTGAGAGAACTCTATGCTCAAGGATACCGATCATTTGAACTTATTGAAGAAGAAGTCAAGTCTCTAAGATACCAAGGGATTACAATTTTTTATGATCTATTTTCTCCAGAGAGATCTTCTTCTCCAAGTTATGGCTATCGAGGAAGAGTTCTAGAGATTGAACCTTCTAGAGTCTTTCTTTGGGAAGAAGATCTTCTCCCAGTCTATCGAGGGATTTGTTACGGCAGGAAGAAGTTCCAATTTGTATACTATCATAGATACTTACAGAGATGGTGGTCAAGATCGTCATCTCTACCAAGAACAATATTTAGGAGAGGGCTAGATGACAATTGATAATTATCCAGGATGTGAGAAATGCCTTCTTCAAGATAGACCCACACTTCTCCGAGAAGTTTCTGGTCAATATGATCTAATGATCTTGGGAGAAGCACCTGGTCAGACAGAAATTAGATTGGGGTCCCCCTTCGTAGGATATTCAGGGAAGCTCCTACGCTCTACCATATCAAGTCTAGGAGGGAAACCCCAAGGAATTTTCTACTCGAATGCATGTGTCTGTAATCCTCTTAAGAATAAGACTCCATCACCAACGACCGTTCGAAATTGTAATAGTCGTCTCCTCGAAGAAATTCGAACTATCAAACCTAAGAAGATTTTAGTTGTTGGAGCTGTCGCTCTTGCTGCTCTGATTTCTCCCGGTAAATCTGCTCCCATTACAAAGTATTTGGGACAGGGGTTTTTCTGGGAATTCGAAGGATCTTCTATCTATGTTGTTGCAACATACCATCCAGCTGCTGTTCTTAGAGATCATGATTTATTTCGAGACTTTGCTAGAGATATTGCTAAATTTCTTGCTCAAGATGAACCATATCCTCCCCCTAAAGTTACAACTCTAATCTGTAAATCTCCTGAAGAAGCTCTAGAGTATCTAGAAGAATTTGAACAAGCATCTTTCCTATCTTGTGATCTTGAAACGACTGGATTCTCACCAGTTTCTGATAAGATCCTATCTTTTGGGTTTGGAGCTTTAACTCAAGATTCTCAAGGAATCTCTCTAATAATACCTACAGGAGTAGATATTATGGAAGATAAACGAGTTCGGGATAAGGTTAGAAACCTTCTACTCACCTACCCTAAACCCTTAGTCTTCCATAATCTCAAGTTTGACCTACAGTTTATCCAGGTATACTTTCAAGAATTGATAGAACCTATCTTCCCGGAAGATACTATGCTTATGCAGTATGCTCTCGATGAGAGAAGTGGGGGAGAATCAAGTTCTAACAGTAGTGGCAGGTCCTATCACATACATGGACTTAAAGACCAAGCTAGAATTCGATATGATATTCCCGATTACCATTTTGATTTTAATTCTTTCTATAGTAGACCAGGAGTTACAGCAAGAGTTAATATGCTTAAAGGTCTTCCCTACTCTCAAGAGGATCTTCTTTTAGATCAAGACTCTTGGGAAGAGATGTTCATCTACCAGGGACAGGATTGCTATATTACCATTAGAATGTACCCCGAACTTCTTGAGGAACTCAATCTAGAAAGTCCTCGTCTCTATGAACTAGTTCGAAATATCTTGATCCCAGGGGCTTTATTCTTTACTCAAGTTGAAGTGACTGGAGCCCCTATTGATATTGAATATCTAGAAAAGATCCAGTCTCAGATGAAACAAGAACTCGAAGAAATGCTCCCGATATTCATGCCTAAAGCTTTAGAACTAGGATTCGAAGATTTCAGTCCTATGTCAAACCCAAAGGTAAAAGATTTTCTTATAGCTCTAGGGATGAAGAATCTCAAATCAACAGAAAAAGAAGTTCTATCTCTTGAACTTCATAAGGGGAATTATAGTGAAGAAATCACAACAATTGTTCATACTTTGATTGATTATCGCCATAAAGCTCGAACATTAAAGAAGGATATTATTGGTCTACTAGAAAAGGTTGATTCAGATGGTCGAATTCGACCCGATTATTTACTTCATGGGACTTCAACGGGAAGGCTAGCCTGTAGGGATCCAAACCTTCAAAATATCCCAACTCTTA